GACAAGAAGATAGGGCGCAGAATGGACCCAAGGGCCCATTTTCGCCCGAATCTATAGATTATATACCGTGGTCGCCCGCGTACGCGCATGGCAACGAGTAAGACCAGCTCATTCTGGTTGACTGAGAGACTTGAACTAGCAGCGGTAGACACAACCTATCAGGGTACGATCGATTTGGGTGCTTACGTCGATGTCGGTGACCAGCAGGCTATCAGCATCGAGAACGTTGACTTCTCAGTTATGCGGCACAACACAGACACCGGGGGCGTCAACTACAACCTTCAAGGCGCTGTGTCAGCCAATGCTACAATCAATATGCAGCTGTCGGACCTCAACCCGGGTACAGCCTTCAACCTCGATGATGATAACTCCCTTGTCGCTGCTGGCGCTGTTCACTTCGATGACACCGCCAACGTGGTGACTATCGGTCCTAACCTGTTCCCCGATAACTTCGGAAAACTGGATGAGTCCAGAATGGTCGTGAATGATTCACTCTACTTTGTAGGGGGAACGAATACCACATACATAGCCGACAGAGACTTGATTATCTTCGTTCGAATCAAGTGCCGCATAGTCAAACTATCAACCAAAGACTGGATGGCGATTGCGATCCAGAGCACGGCTAGTGACAATTGAGGTGGTTAGCCTGGCTAACTTCTGTCCGAACTGCGGCGAGGCTCTCGGTTCTCATGGGACCACGAAGGGCAAAGTTCGATCCACAGCCAGGAGGGCTTACGAAGATCCAGACACGAAGGTAGCGAGGAAGGTCAAGCGTAAGCCGAGCGCGTACAACAAGAGATATGCTAAGGCATTCAAGAAGTTGAAGAGAAAGCATCCTAGGACATCCTTCGCCAAGTTGGCGAAGAAGGCCCACCGATTAGCCAGGAGGAAGTGACATGGCGAAGAAAGACACAGTGAAAGAGCGCCTGATGCGTCAGTTCATCGGCCCTGTTCGTGTTGGGGTAGATGAGAGTGTCGAATTCACAATAACCGGTGCAGGCTGGAAGATCGTGACAGGAACGGACTCTGCCGGCAACCCGACTTATTGGGCCGTCTTCCGTGATTACTTCGACCTCTCTGGTATCGTCGTTGACCAGGCTACCCTGTTCACTGTCAACCCCATGTTCCAGGAAGGATGCGATTGGAACTTCATCACCGAGAACCCCATAGGTGCGCTTCAAGTTTGGGACATGCTCACACAGGAATACATCACCGACGAAACCTTCAATGGGGTCATAGCGTATTCTGGAAATTGGATTCCTCCTGGCTTAACGGGTTCTGTGAGTTCACCGACCACTCTTCGAACAGGAGCACCTTACGAACTTGAGGACGTCCATTATGGGAATGCTCGTTCATTCCAGTATGGGGCAATTACATTTCTAGGGAAGTCTCAGTTCCTTCCGAATCAAACCCGCTCCTCGAGCTGGGGAGTAGGGAGCGCTACGGCCGGACAGAAACTCTACATTACCAGAGCCATCCATATCTCTAGTGCTCTTGCTAACACACTGGGCCCGGGTCCGGATCCAGTGAACGAGATTCGTTCACCTCCTACTGCAGTTGTTGTTCCTGCCCTCATCGCCCAAGAGACCGACCTCCGCTACATCGAACGCCTCCGACGATCCTATGTCGTGCAGGCGACGGTGGATTGAATGGTTTCCTTCATTCTCCCACTATTCAGGTTCGGTATCGGATATGGCCTACCTCCTGGAAGATCCTACAGAAAGAACTGGAAGGAACGATTAGCCTGGGGATTGATAACTCTAGGGTTGACTTCCGGATGGATTCTCAGACCGATTGAACGAGGACTAATACGTTCAGCACCTTGGTTGTTGAGAGCCGGATGGAGTGGGGCAAAGATTGTTGCCGCAGATACGGCGGTCATGGCTCGTGCAGCTGCAGGAACTGAAACCGCCGCCATCGTGGCGAGAGTTGTATTGCCGGTTACTACTGGTTATGTAATCGGAGCCGTGTCCGGTACTGCCATCGTGCACATTGCCGAAGAGAAAGAGATTGTCTACGAAGGAGCGACGTCCGACGTCCTTGACTTCTACACTGGCGAGGGCCAGTATTGGGCACAGGGTGAAGATGACCCGACGCCTGGCTACTTCAACATCCCTGGCAACGCATCCTTGATTGCCAAGCACTACTGGAACAAGTGGGTGTGAACAACCCCGGACTATCGTGTGTATTCGTTCAGGGATTGCTGTCCTTCTTCGAATTCCAACTTGAATTCCAAGAATTCCCTCCAGCAAGGAAGGCAAACGAATTCTTGACCGGTGGACAAATTCACTACGACCACAGTCTCTTCAATTACCTGGGTACACTTCTCACAGACAGTCATTCAATCATCCCCACAATATCATTCAACCATTCCCATATTTCGGGGATCGTGATGTGCTCGACATCTGGGTTATCATCAATGACATTCCCAACTGCAGACAAGAGCAATTGCAATTCCATATCCATTCGAGTCATTCAATCACCCCTGGCTTCTTTCTTTCCTTCACGAATCATCTCATCCCACCTCTGCCACTCCATCAACATCAACTCTAAGGCCCTAGAGCGGTTGTTCGCTGCATGCAGACGTGCGTATTTGTCTATCATCGCCCACGTTCCAATGGGTATGCGTGCACAGATGTTGGTGAACGCTCCCTGATTGGCCATGACAGCCCGGTTGCTTCTCCCTCTGCCCATATGAACGGCGACTGGATATCCCTATAAGAATACTACTACACTAGATGCACAAGGGTCCAGATTAAGTAGCCTATGGCCCCCCTGTCGCTAACGCTACGGTGGTGCGTGGCCTCCTAGCACCAGGGTTGGGCTAGGCGAGCGTTAGACAAGAAGATAGGGCGCAGAATGGACCCAAGGGCCCATTTTCGCCCGAATCTATAGATTATATACCGTGGTCGCCCGCGTACGCGCATGGCAACGAGTAAGACCAGCTCATTCTGGTTGACTGAGAGACTTGAACTAGCAGCG